CATAATCACTGGTCTGTGTTTGAACAGAGTTTTATGACTCTGGAGATTGAGACTACTCGTGGTCTGGCGGCTCAGATCTTGCGTCACCGTTCTTTCACTTATCAAGAGTTTTCGCAACGTTATGCTGATTCTTCCTTACTCGCAGAGACGATCCCAGTCCCCGAACTTCGCCGTCAGGATACCAAGAATCGTCAGAATTCTATTGACGACCTAGATCCTGAGTTTGTAGCATTGTCACAAAGACAGATTGATACCTATTTTAAACAGGGTATGAGTCTGTATCAGCACCTGCTTGACAATGGTGTGGCAAAAGAGTGTGCTCGTTTTGTGCTTCCTCTGGCGACTCCTACTCGTCTTTATATGAGTGGTTCTTGCCGTTCTTGGATCCACTACATCCAACTGCGTTCTGCTAACGGAACTCAGAAAGAACATATGGAAATCGCAGAACAGTGTAAGAAAATCTTTGCGGAACAGTTCCCTACAGTTGCTGAAGCTTTGGAATGGTGATATATACAATGTCCCATACAAAAGTGTAATATGTATTACCAAAGTGATTCACTTTCTAAAGACAACGCTCCTACTGTTTGTACTATTGTTGACGTAAAAGGAGATAAGTTTATCGTAGAATATGTGGAAAATGGAAAATTTTTAAGAAAAGAAATTAATCCAGATCAACTTAAAAAACTAGACTATTCTGAGCAAGATATTAGTCAATAAATAATTTATATTGAATTCATAACAAAATGGCGACTTACCCCGTAGTGAATACAAAAACTGGAGAACAGAAAGAAGTGGAAATGAGTGTCCACGACTGGGACCAGTGGAAAGAAGACAACCCCGATTGGACTCGTGATTGGTCTGATCCGTCAACTTGCCCATCTCCAGGTGAAGTTGGTGAGTGGAAAGATAAACTCATCAATCGTAATCCGGGATGGAATGATGTACTTGCGAAAGCAGGTAAAGCTCCAGGTTCTACTGTAAAGAAACTCTAAATGGCAAGACAAAGAAAAACTTCTGGCAACATTGGAATTGGAATGAGCGCAAAACAAATGCGTCGCAAAAAACCAATCAATACTGAACTTATGGTGGATATTTCTCCACTGACCGATAATCAAACTAAGTTTTTTGACGAATACAAAAAAGGAAAAAACTTGTTTGCTTATGGTTGTGCTGGTACGGGTAAAACTTTCATTGCTTTATACCACGCTCTCAAAGATGTTCTTGATGAAAAAACTCCTTATGAGAAAGTCTATATTGTTCGCTCTCTAGTATCTACCAGAGAAATTGGTTTCCTCCCCGGAGATCATGAAGATAAGGCTGCACTTTACCAGATTCCATATAAGAACATGGTTAAGTACATGTTTGAACTTTCTTCAGACTCTGATTTTGAAATGTTATATGGTAACCTCAAGGCACAAGAAACAATTTCATTCTGGTCAACTAGTTTTATTCGTGGCACTACTCTCGATAACGCAATTGTATTGGTCGATGAGATGCAAAACTTGAACTTCCACGAACTTGATAGTATAATTACACGTATTGGTGAAAATAGTAAGATTATGTTCTGTGGTGATGCCACTCAAACAGACTTGCAAAAAACCCATGAAAAAAATGGGATTCTTGATTTTATGAAAATTATTCGTGCAATGGAATATGATTTTTCCACTGTTGAATTTGGAGTTGATGATATCGTTCGTTCTGGACTTGTCAAAAACTACATTGTTACTAAGTTGGCTATGGGTATGTAACAAACATGAATGTTTTAATACTAACCCCCGATGCAGTGGGTAGCACTTTACTACAACGAGTGTTAACTATCTACATGCAGTTACATGAGTTTGATCGTCCAGTAATTAATTTACACGAACTAACTAACGGGCTTGAAAAATATTACAGTGTTGATTTCAACCAAGAAATTCTCAGTAAAAGACAAGTTAAAGAGTGGGGTTATTATCAAAGTCTTGAAGAAGTAGTGCAATTGTTAGACAGTGTAAGTCACTACAAAACTTCTAGACTAGCACAATATCACATATTAAATCGTCAAGATCCTATACATCAACAGGTACCATTTTATCGATACCTAGACAACAATTTTTTTATTATTGCGTGTCGTCGGCACAATATTTTTGAACATGCTCTTAGCATGAGTTTGAATAAGATTACAAAAAAATTAAATGTCTTTGACCATGAAGAAAAAATAGATACATTTGCTGACATATATTTGAATCGTGTCACAATTGATCTTCGTGTGTTCCTATATCAACTGCACCGATATAGTGAATATATTAAATGGAGCAACGATCACTTTAATATTGGCAGTTTTTTTTACTATGATCAACATTTAGAAAATATTGAACAATATATTTTAAATTTGCCAGTGTTCAACAGTCAACGAAACAAAATTACCTGGGAAAAACAATTTGGTATTAATTTTCACAACTGGAATAGAATGCATCATATTCCTAGTAACATTGGAACTTTGTTATCATCCCCAGACGCAATTAAAACTCTGTTAACTTATAAGAAGACATCGGATGATGGTCAGTTGATGACACTGAATAAATCAGCTAAACAATTGATTGTCAGTAAGTCTGATCCTGCAACCATACAATTTTTAAATCATCATCAACAAGGATTTAAAAATGTTAATAGTGCTATTGAAAAAATGTGTAAACTAGATGTAATGATGTCGCCACCACCTATTAAGAAACAGACACTTGCTGAAAAAATGCACATAATTAATAATTTCAGTGAGTGTTTGAAATTATACAACAAGTGGATTGATAAACATCCAGATCTAGGTCAACCGTTGTCCGATGATGATCTACAATCTCAAGCCTATAAAGAACATACGTCTTGGAATTCTTTTAATACTCAGGCTGTTGACAAATTTCTTGTCAAAAACTATATTGTTACCAAAGGTATGTAATGTTTATTCATTTAGATTATTTGAAAGAAGAAGTTGATTTAGAAGCACAAAGTATCGAAGGGACTCGTTTTTACAAAGTTCCTTCTGGCAAGTTATATCCTTCTATTACTTCTATCACAAGTTTTTACGGTAGAAAAAAGTTTATTGAATGGAGAAAAAAAGTAGGAGACGAAGAAGCTAATCGCATTACTCGGATCGCTACTGATAGGGGAACCAAATTCCATGATCTTGTTGAGAAGTATATGCTTAATGAGAACGTAGATGATTATGATCCACTACCAACAACTAAATTCCTTTTTCTTAAAGCTAAACCATATTTGGACCGTATAAATAATATACATGCTTTAGAAAAGTCACTTTATAGTGATTACTTAGGGCTTGCGGGTCGCGTAGATTGCATCGCGGAATACGAAGGAGAACTCGCAATCATTGACTTCAAGACTTCAAAGAAAATCAAACCAGAAGAGTGGATTGAAAACTACTTCGTTCAGGAAGTAGCCTACGCTTGCATGTATTATGAAATGACTGGAATATCAGTCAAAAAATTGATTACCATTATGGTAGCTGAAAATGGAGAATGTTTTGTTTATGAAAAACGCAACAAAGATCACTATATTAAACTTCTTACCAAGTACATCAGAGAGTTTGTCTCTCACCACACACAAGACTAAACCTATGCCAAAACATACGGAAGATGTAAACTCACTCATAAAAGAAAAGTTTCTCTGCCAATCTAAGTTTGCACAGGATATTGAAAATCTTGTTATAAGTTCGAAAATCAATTACATAGAAGCAATAGTAACCTATTGTGAAGAAAATGAAATTGAAATTGATTCTGTTTCAAAACTGATTTCGAAACCACTGAAAGAGAAATTAAAACACGAAGCAACTCAACTAAACTTTTTGAAAAAAACAAGTCGTGCTAAACTAGTATTCTAATGACGCCAATAGAGGTATACAAAACGTACCTGGCATTCAAGAATCATTTCACTAAACCAAACTACGACTACTTTCAATATTGCGGGAAGTCTAGAGCTTCAAAAGAATCGTTCAACAAAAGGAAAGATCGTTACTTCTTTGAACGAATGTCTCGTCAGAAATCTGATGATGAGATCAAACAGTACTTCCTTGCAAATTTTGTAGAATGTGATGATCCCTCTAAACTGTGGATCGGTGAAATTATTGAGTCAGGTGAACAGAATTATTCTAACTGGTTAAAGAGATCCCAAAGTCTTTACTATATGTTCAAGACTGAGGCTGAGGTCTTTGTGCATAAAGAAACCTTTGAGGATCTATTTACCGTCAAGGGTTCGTCACATCCAGAAATTCTTAAAAAATATTTACAAAAAGGTATATCCATAGAAACCCTTGTTATAATGGATATGATCCTAAAGTTTTCTAAAAATTTTGACAAACAATTACTAGATCCAGTGTGGGAATCCGTCAGTTTACGCATCAAGAAATACAAATCTTTCCTAAATATTGACAAGGAAAAGTATACAAAGACACTGAAGGAGATAGTATTGTGAGTGGATTTTTTCAATCCGAAATCGTAAGAGAATCCATCAAAGAGATGGAACAACTGCAACAACAAATCATAGAAGAAACTTTCAAAGCTCCTATGATGAGTAAGGAGGAAAAAAGAAATCATGTTGAATTGATGAGAACTTTTCTTGAGAAACAAAAGAACTTATATTTCCGAGTTTCTCTATCAGATGATCCAGAAGCATTAGAAATGAAACAAAGAATCCAGGATGCTGCAGAGTTTCTTGGATTTCAAGGTGATAACATTAATGAACTATTCTCCGAAATGGAGAACACCTTAGATCGTTTAGATAAAATCGCAGAGATAGAGTAAAATGACATCACACTACAAGATCACCTCTTCATATTGTTATCACGAAGGTGAAATTGTAGATATGTTTTTCATAAATGGAATTCCTTTTACATTTGATGACATTCCTGTAATAATGCAAGATGATCCATATGTTCAATGCGAAGCAAATAATAATTATTCTTACACAACTGAAGATATGTACCGTTGGTCAAACTATTTGATTGACGAAGAGTGCCATCCACTTTTATTCGAGATGGAACTGGCAAATCCAGAGGAAATGCCACGAGACTAGGGCTTGACATCCCTTCTTGCACCTTGTAAGATAAAGTCGTCCCAAAGGCCAAATCCCAACAAATACGGAGAATACAAACATGTCTTTTGCTGATCTTAAGAAACAGTCCCGTGCTGGTTCGTTGACTGATAAACTGATCAAGAAAGTCGAAAAACTGAATAGTGGAGAAGGTGGTGCTGATGACCGCTTCTGGAAACCCGAAGTCGATAAGGCTGGTAACGGTTATGCAGTGATCCGATTCCTTCCTGCGCCTGAAGGATGTGAACTTCCCTGGGCACAAGTCTGGAGCCATGCGTTCCAAGGCCCTGGTGGTTGGTACATCGAGAACTCCCTGACCACGATGGGTCAGAAGGATCCTGTGTCCGAACACAACCGTGTTCTGTGGAACAGTGGTTCTGATCATGATAAGGAGACTGCTCGTAAACAGAAACGCAAACTCTCCTACTACGCCAACATCTATGTGGTGAGTGATCCTGCACACCCTGAGAACGAGGGTCGTGTGTTCCTGTACAAGTTCGGTAAGAAGATCTTTGATAAGATCACCGAAGCAATGCAACCTCAGTTTGCAGATGAAGAAGCCATCAACCCCTTTGACTTCTGGGCTGGTGCGAACTTCAAACTGAAGATTCGTAAGGTTGAAGGTTACTGGAACTATGACAAGTCTGAGTTCGATCGTGTCGAACCTCTGATGGATGATGATGATAAACTGGAGAAGATCTATAACAACCTGAACGATCTCAATGAGTTCAGTGACGCTAAGAACTTCAAGACCTATGAGGAACTGAAGAAGCGTCTAGACTACGTTCTGGGAGTCCGTGGCACGCCTAAGACTCAAGACCCTGAGGTAGTCGAAGAGGAAGAACAATGGGAAGCCGAACGTCGTGGAGACTACTCTGAGAAGCGTTCTGCTCCTTCCTTTGAGATCTCTAAACCTTCTGCTCGTGTTGAGGAAGATGATGAGGATGCAGATGATGCACTGAGTTACTTCCAGAAACTCGCGGAGAGTTGATTGTGGGGGATGCACTTGACGCTTGGATGAATCTAAGTTACGGAGAAGGGTTTCTCTTCTCTCTCTGGATCATCGGGATGTACTACATTAAACTTAGGATGGACAAATACATCCGATAAACCAAAAGGAGGGGTTTTGCCCCTCCTTTCTTATATTCTAGCTATTTTTTCGTTATAAGTCTTTTTAAGTTTATCAGTAATATAATTTGGATCATCAACACTATATCTCATAATATTTCTTAGATCATCGATTACTACTGGTAAATAGTTTGGTTTTAAAATATACAGAAGTCTTTTATCTTCGTTTAATCTATTTTCAAATTCAAAATTGGTTATTGGTTTTGATAATACATTTCCTGGAACTTTAATTATACTACTTGTAGTTGGGTCTAAGTATTGAAATTCTTCTGTTATTTTCTCTTGCCATGATGTTCCATTCCATCTCCAAGTAGTTTGATTTTGCGTGTATAGATCATTTTGTTCTACACTCAGAACATCGTCTGGAGAACTAACGGTTACTGTTGGAGTTGTAACATAATTTGATCCACTTGTTACTACTCGTACACTAGATATTCCACTGTTAGCAACACTAACTTCTATAATTGCTGCCACTGATGCTGGAGCACTTTCAATAGTTACTGTAGGTGCAACTGTATATCCAAATCCAGCATTAGTGATATCAATTGAGGTAACTATTCCACTTGTTATAGATGCAATTCCAGTTGCAGTAACTGCTGTAAATGGAGCACCGATAGTAACTGTTGGTGGTAGTGTGTAACCTGCACCGACTTGGGTCACAGTAACACTGGTTACGGATCCGTTCGTAATTTGAGTAGTTCCCTTTGCAGTTGCATTAAGATTGTACTCAAAAACTTTGTCTATAGAACCACCAGATACAATCAATTTTTCTCTGTCTGACCTTATGAATACATCAGATGGAGATGAAAGACGATCACCAACGAAGAAAGATTTTACGAAAGATGCTGTACTTATATCCCATGCATCTAGATCAAATTCATATATACTCGAACTACCTTCACTTGTAGCGAACAATTTAGTACCATCGGAGTTAAAACCAAACCCTAAAATATCATTATCTCCAGTAGGTGATGTTACATTAAATGTATTAACTGGAGTTACGTTGATTGTACTTATATCCCAATTAGTTCCCAAAGAGTATTCGTTTATTATGTCTGGATCTGAAAAATCTAAGACAAACAATCTACTTCCATCATCTTTAAATCTTAATCCACCAGGAGTTGCAAGGGTAATTTCATTTAGTTTGGATGCAGTAGATAAGTCCCAACTTGTGGATAGAGAATAACTAATAATTTTATAGTTTACTCCAGCACCACCACTAACATACATTCTTGTACCATCTGGCTTAAACTCAA